TGGGTATAAGAAAACCGCCCGAATTTCTTCAAGCGGTTATTCTACATCAATTGCTTTCTGTTCGTGTACATACCCTTTACAATTTGGGTCTTCACAATGAAAGTAATTAGAGAAATTTCGGTTTGCTGAAGACACATCATAGAAGTGCTTTTTGCAAATAGGACATAATATCTTTTCTCCTTTGCGAAGTTTCTCAATGACTCTTTCTTCTGCCATTAATAAGCCCTCCTTTTCTCCAATTCAGTCTACCATAATCATCATCAGATTTAACTGCTTTTATTATAGCTCTTTTTTCCGAGATTGTCAAGTAGTCACGATTTCTTGCGTGCTTAAGTTCCTGAGCGATACATACACATTCCGACCACTGACTTCCGCCTATTCCGTAGCGATAGTGTGTGCATTCGTGTATTACGGTTCTCGCAACCCATTGAATGTTTTTGCAATTATTGACATATATGTGAATAATGCCGTTTTTTTCTTCTCCACGTACACTGGAATTTGTGCCGTATGTGAGTTTAATGCGTTCGGGAAGTTCAGAAATAATCTGCAAAGTTTCTTTGCCGATTGAAGATTTTGAGAGTTCTTTAACAATTTCTTCGGCTGTCGGTTCATCGGGATTTAAATCATTATCATTGAAAATGTCTATTGCTTTTGCTTTATTAGCGACATTATTACCATTCCCATAAACTTTCTCCCTGCCATAATCCCTCCGCAAAACCGTCTTCCCCTCGTCCGCATTGGTCTGAGATATAAACTCCCGCAACTCCTTTTGTGCTTCACGGAGCTTCCTGCGGTACTCCCTTGCCGTGTCGGGGTCAAGCGTACCCTCTGCGAACCGTTTCAGCTTGCGGATATTCCTTTCTTTTGCACGCTGCTGCTTTTCAAGGTCACGCTGTTGTTTTATTTTTTCAGCCGGTATCGGTTCGGGAATTTTTGTAACGCCGTCAATATAGAGTAGGAGAGAATGACGGCAATTTGGATGAAACAGCCCTTTGTGTATAGCCGTGGAGAGCAGGCAGAACCACTTGTCGCAGTAATGGGATTTCCCCCACAGTTCGCCACCGTTACGTTCTTCAATTTCGCCGTCCCACAGCGTATACACATCATCAATATACACACGCCCCTGCCACGGAAGACACGTTTCAGAACACATTCCGTATTGTGAAGTCATAACTGTATCATATCCCAGTTGTGCCCAGCGTGCGGATTGTCCTTGCAGTGTCGCCCGTGTTGAAGTTGTACGGAGAGCCATGCGGACGTAATCGGCTATATTTACACGCCGACCGTCTGAATATGTTATGCTGTTTATACCCATGTTCAGAAAGTTTTTCACAGCTATGCCAATAGCCTGATTCAACGTCATTGAGCCTGTCCCCATTGCCACTTGAACATTGTGTATTGTTTGCCTGTACACATCATCCACCGTCCGCAAAGCGGCTGTTTCAACGTCTTTTTCAATGGCGGTAATATCGTTTATGAGGGCGTTCATTTTCTTCTCATTCACACCGAAAAAAGCGGGGGATTTTTCAAAATCCGTTTCCGGTTCGTCAAGAATGCTGTCAACAGCGGTCTGACTTGCAAGCCGTCCGCCCTCCTCAAACTGTTCCGTCATTAACTGCCGTGTCTGGCTGTCGATAACGTCCGTGTATTCGGACATAATATCACGATTTTCACGGCGGAATTTTTCAATGTTCTGCAACTTTTCCGCCTGCCATGCGGACCATTCAAAGCCCTCATCACGTTCCCAGCTTTTATGACGTGAAAGATTGCGTTTCAGCGATGAAACAAGCCTTAATTCAATTTCTTCAAAAAGTCTGGAAATGTCCTTAAATGTCAACATATTCATCACCTGTTGACGGTTCGGGCATTTCTGTTAGCCCCTTTTCTGACATGATACGTTTTGTTTCAGCCGCTTTCCACTCATCATCTTTTGAACTGCCCCACAGTTCATTAACCTGTGTTTCAATGGACATAATTCCGTATGCTCCGGCTTTTCCGACTGTTTCGACACGGCTGTCAAAATCAGGTGCACCGTACTCACCGAAAGAAACAGTGATTTCACCATAATCACGATGTGCGTTCCCATGCATATTATCATATGTTTTCAGCACCGATTCAACAAGCACCGGAAGAACTTTTTCAAGAGCTGAAGTGATTGCATTGCGTGTGTTGCCGGTCACATCTTTTTTCTCTCGCTGTGCCTCTGCTGATGACATTTTGCCGACATCAATTCCCAGTGTTGCGGGCGATACAAGCCCTTGCAGACACATAAGTATTGCGTTCATGTATGAATTTACAAACGCATCATATTTTATATCAGGCTGTACAACATCAATTTTCGGATTCTCCGAACTGTTTTCACTCATGACGGACGAAACAGTAATGAAATTTGTACCGAAACTGTTGACCGACATCAAAGAACCGTCATTCGGATTTCGGGGTATCATGGTTTCGGGGATATACTTCTGAACACGTCCGGACCGTATCGCATCCCACCACTGTGAAACAACCTCGTCAAGAGCGTCAAAGCAGTCGGATTTACCGCCGGAAAATATTGATTTGCCCCGCCCGTGATAACGCTTATTGTCGTAGAATTTCAGCGGCACAGCCATGATATAATCACCGGTATATTTTACAAGCGGCGGAATATCCGACAACTGCGGCACTTCATCAAGGGCAATTTCATTTCCGCTTTCATCATACAGCTTGCTTTCAATAAAGCCTGTTCCGTATCTTTCACGGAGTATGTAACGCCTTGATTTTACGGTGTAGACCGTCTTGAAAATCACGGCTGTTATTATCCCTCGTGTCTGTTCATATTCTACTTTGTCCGCCCCGATAAATTCAACAATCGGATACGGCGAAATGTTTGTATCAACAGAGATTTTGAACGCTCCGTCACCGTCAACAAGTGTTTCTGCAACGGCTTCCCCGACAAGCTCCTGAAAACTAATCTTCTCGGCGATTTCGTCCCAGACAGGGAAACACGTTTCAACGCTGTCAAGGTCTGATTTGACGATATAAGCAAGAGTGTCAACAATAACGGCTGGTAATCCACTGTGTATTCTGCGTATCTGTTCATTTACGGGAACACTTCCCCAGAAACATGACCGTTTGCCACTGGTATTGACCTGATGAAAAAACTGAAACAATTCATCTGCATCGCCCCTGTACCATATCTGCGCACGGAGAACTTCTGTATCAAACGTCATGATTTCATTCAGCGTTATGCTCTGTTCTGTCGCCGGTATGATATTAAGCCAGTTCCGTATCATATTCTTCACCTTCTCACTTATCCTCAAATTTTACACTTCCAATCTTCATTTTATAGGGTAGGAACGCATACTGCACAGAGTTTATACAATGGTCATGTGCGTCCTCCGGTTCATATTTATCTTCTTTCCATGAATAAATATTGAGTTCTGCAATATAATTTTTGCAACTGTCAAGAATTAAAAAATCACCTGCCGCCATCCACGATGACTGCAAGTGAATCCTGTCAATTATCTTAGTTTTTTTGAATGCCCCGATAAAATTGTAAATACTGCCTGTCAGACGTTTGTATTTTACGCATTCCGTTAGTGTCGCTTGGTCTGCACTGTCAATATACACATCTCTTGCAAAGCCCCATTGCGAACGGTTTTTTTCAAGGAATCTTACAAACTCCGGTGCAATATCTGACGGCGAAAGAGGTTTCTTAAGTATTGCGTTGTTATATACTCTTTCATCCAGAACGATGCATTTTCTTTCGGTTGTAATCCCAATAAAAGTGAATGCAAAAGTATCCGCACTGTTCTGCGAATATGATGTATCAAGAGCCGCCGAAAACATCATGTATTTATGTTCCTGAGCTTGCGGCAGTGTAAGTATATTCCGCTTTTCAAGATTGAATATAAGCCCCGCAGCACGTCCACGCAAGCCTAAAATCTTATTCTTGTAAAGTTTAGTTCCTTTTGGGGCAGCGGCTTTTTTTCTTTCTATGTCTGCATCTGTAAGGGACAGATTATCCTTGAATGAAAAGAACCAATACCGCCAACCTGAAACAGGTTCTTCCGTGAGTTCTTTCATGATTTCTTCCGGAACATCTCCTACATATTTTTTGTATGGTCTGCTGCGATTTACAAATTCTGTGTATACAGGAAGTGCGGGGTCGTCCGGGTTAAGCGTTGCCATGAGGTAATCATTACGTGTTGAAATCTCACGGACAAACTCAATGTCGGCGGTGTTGACCTCATCAATATACACACAACCAAACTGCGAGCCGAGAACATTTTGCCACTTGTCTTTGTTATCGTAGCCGAGAACATAAATGATTTTGTTCTCAAACTTTATATGCGGCAGCTTGTTGTCCTTGTCACCGTTGCCGAAATACTGTGCCGTGCGGTGTAAATCAAGTATGCCGTTATCCTGCTGTATGATATTCTTTTCAGCCGTTCCGGTTGTCTTGCTTGCTATGATATGCAGTTTCTTTGTACTTGCTGATACCATTCGCATGAATTTGATTCCTGCCCCTACGGTGGTTTTGCCGCTTGCTGTCGTGCCGTCACTCAAGGAAATCAGCCGTCACACCATTCACGGAATTTATGAAATCTATGTACTTTTCACTCAACGGAAATTTCCTCATTTGACCACCTCCACGTCAAAACCATGTAATCAACTCTCTTTCTAATCTTCAAGCCCCTCACCTCCCAACTGCTTAAACACATCAGCAAGCTTGTCGGAGGTTCTGACCGTGCTGTCAACCTTGACGATATATTCGCCGGTCATTTTGTTAAGCGTATCAACCGCACGGATACGGT